AGATTTATTATACAAATCAAGAAACATGCGGCGTAAAGACACTTCTGATCCGTTAGCATTTGGGCTGCTCATTTGTTGTAATCTCAAACCAAATTCACCTAATAGAGAGATAAAGGATTGAGATTGATTGCCAAGATATTTAAAAAGTGCTGAGCCTGATGAAATTTCTGATGGTCCGATAAAACCATATGATGTTGGAACTTGCATCTTAATCATGGACATTAATTTATTAATGCCAGATGCAGCAGCTTCCTTGCCTGCTCCTGTCATAGCTAGGAGCAGCACATATTGATTTAATCCTGTACCAGATATGTTGTAAGCTCTGCCTGTAATGCCTGCCATAAGAGCTATGGACGCAGCTAAAGCCACTTCAGGCACAGGACGTGGAGCAGCTTGGTAAATAAACTGTGCTATTTCTCCCACTAATCCCGGTGGAAGGCTGGTAGGGCTGGCAGGACTTGAACCTGCAACCGGGCCGTTATGAGCGACCGGCTCTAACCGTTGAGCTACAGCCCCTAAGTCTAATGTACCTTGCTGTTCTGTATTGGCTGCGGCAGATGGATTTGAACCAACATTAACAGCTTCAAAAGCTGCTGTCCTACCGTTGAACGATACCGCATTATCTCTTGCTAGTTTTTCTTCTAAAGCATTCTTAATACCATCAAAATCCAATGGTGGTAACATACGGTCAAATGACCGTGTTATCATTGAATTTACATAATCATTGCGCTTAGCTTTGTCTCGTTGTCCTAATGGTGACTTTCTGAATATGCGAGTAATCTGTGCTTTATTTTGTGTATAAAAAGCTATAATGTCAATATATGCAAAATCTGCTTCGGATTGTGAACCATATAGCTCTTGCCAGTTACCAGAATTTAGCTTTACAAATTTATCACCATTAACAGCAGCAATTGCCATGTTAACAATTTCTTCATCTGACTGCCGTTCTTTATCATCACCATGATAAACATTCTGAGCAACAGGACCACTACCCATTTGTTCCCACAATTGAGTAAGCAATTCCTGTCTATCATTGATTATATTCTGATTATTGTAAATATTACCTGTCATAGTCGCATAGCGTTGCGACGAATAAATTTCTATTTTGCTTCTGCGGCGTCCTGCTGGTACTGTACCTTTAACAATAATATGCAATCCCTTACCTGAAGGTGACACTTCAGAGTAAGAGCTAAATTCGTGATATACTTTTAATTGTCGCTGTAATACAGCATCATCACCTTCAGCGTCATCTAAATCTATAAATGAATATGGATCATTGTCAGAGAAAATAAAGCCAATGCCAGAATAACCACCAGCATTAAAACGCCTAACGCAATCTTCAAATGATGACCATGTAGAAATATCATTGACGTTTGCAGGCTTTCCATTGACTGAATAGGGTACTTTAGTGGGTTTGGCTGCTCCAACATCTTCATATCTCCACAGACACCACTGTTTAAGCGCACATAGTTCTTTAGGCAAATTGGCAAATAAAGACATAGCAATCTGTGAAGCTAAATTGATTAAAATATTAAAGTTCTGTAGCAGCAGCTTGCTTAATCAAACGCTTCACTATTTGAGGCATTGATAAATTCATCATTAATTTGTGATTTAGCTTAGCTTGTAATTGCTTCAGCAATACAGCGTCATCCCCTTCAATGGAGATATTTAGCCTAGTTTTTTCTTTTGTGGGATCAGCCATAAAAATTTCCTCGGAAATGACGGAAAATGACTTGACACATTTTTGTCAGCCTGTAAAGTCCCATCCCGCGTAATTTTGTTTCGTCTTAAATAATTGAATGAGAGAATGAAAGGTTAAATATGATAACTGAAATTATCCAAGCATCAGCATTGATTAGCTTTCAACGCTTTATGCGTAAATCCAATCTAATGCTAATTCGTGCTGTGCCATTCACAAATGCTGAAAATGTTGAATGCTATAAAATGATGTATGTTAGGAGTGCTGGATAATGCCTGATATTCGTGAAGTCCTTAAAGGCTTGTCTGTTGAAGATAGAGCCGTATATATGGAAACTCGTAATGTTATGCGCCGTGCTTACTTAGCTGCACACGCTAGAGTGCTTCCAATTGACAGATTTGAAATTGAAGATGATCAATTTCTAGACTTGATTGACATTAAGCTTGCAACTCTATTTGACCGTGGCGGAATGTTTGATAATGCCAAAGGTAGCATTGATACTGAGCAAGCCAATGAAGCTGAAAAGTCAATTGAAAGTGCTGCTACTCGTTTAATGAGAGGCGGAAATACTGGTAATGCTGGTAAAATTAATCAAGAATGGCCTACGAGTTATAAAAATGCCTAATCCTTGGAAATTTCATGGCTTAATGCTGTATGTCTTAGGATTTATAGCTGTTGGAATTTTAGCTTCTTATATTATGGATTGGATACTCAAATGAGTGAATGGAATACTAACAATGGGTTTGGTGCCCATCCTCAATGGCCCATTAATCCTACTCCTAGCAATCCTTGGGATACTATGAATGAGGATCAGCTTCTAATGCTATGGCAGCAGAAGAAGCAAGCAATTGAAAATGCTAAAGCTGAAGAATTGGAGCTTCGCAAATATATTGTGAAGCGCGAATTTCCTAAAGCCAATGAAGGAATGAACACTAAAGAACTTGGGGCTGGCTATCAGCTTAAGGCAGGAGTTAAATTTAATTACAATCTTGCTGATAATGATACAGTAGAAGCAACACTAGAGCGGCTTTCCAATCTTGGTAACGCAGGCTCAGCTATCGCAGACAGGCTTGTAAGCTGGAAACCAAACTTCCTTCTTACTGAATATCGTCAGCTTTGTGAGGATAAAGAAAAAGGCTCTAAGTTTGCTGTTGACGCTTTAAATATTATCAGCGAAATGCTCACTATCACAGAAGCTGCACCAACATTAGAAATTAAAGAAGCCAAAGTGAGGAAGAAATGAGCACAGCAGCAGAAAATATAGCATTCAATGATGTTCATGCTAAACAAGGCGTTCAAATTGAAATTAGACATGATGGATTGGTTACTTGGATTAATGACGCTTTAAATATTATCAGCGAAATGCTCACTATCACAGAAGCTGCACCAACAGTTGATGGTATATGCCGAATGAGAATTATTAGTGATGGATTGACTGTGCTAATTGAAATTGAGGATAAACGTAATGCAAAATAATGATCAGCTAACTAAATATGAACGTCTTAGACTTGAAAGCTTTGCTCAAGCTGTTAATAGTAGTTTTACGCTTAAAACAATTGACGGAGCTAGACCAAAGCTTGAAGATTTGTTTGAGCAAGCTAGACAAATTGAAGCATTTTTAAAAGCTAGCAATCCGAATTGAGGAATTTAAATTTTGGACATTCGTGATTTAAAAGCTGCATCAGAGCACGCTCAAAACTTTGGTTGTAAATGCTTAATTTATGGTCCTGCGGGCACTGGCAAGACCCCTCTACTTAATACAGCGCCAAGACCATTATTGTTAGCTACTGAAGCAGGATTGCTTTCTATGCGAGGATCAAATATTCCCACATATGAAGCTTACACTTCGCAGCGCATTGACGATTTCTTTTCTTGGTTTTTTAATTCCACTGAAACCAAAAATTTTGATACACTAGGTATTGACAGTGGAAGCCAAATGGCAGATGTTTTCTTAAACGCTGCATTGAAAGGCACCAGCAAGCAAGGCAATAAAAAGCATGGTAAGGCTGCTTACGGTGAAATGGCTACTAACACAATGGAGCATTTAAGAACGCTCTATTATACTCGCTATAAGCATGTCTATTTAATCTGCAAAGAAGAAATAGCAGATGTTGAATTTCAATCTTTAAGGCGTCCTTATTTTCCCGGCAAAGTGCTGCCAATTGACGTACCTCATTTATACGATTTCATTATTAGATTAGCCAGAACACAAGCTATACCGGGAATGCCGGGAGAACATCTAGCATTTCAATGTGTGGGCAACATGAATGTACTTGCTCGCAATAGAACAGGTAACTTAAATGAGTTTGAGCAGCCTCATTTCGGAAACCTAGTAACTAAAGCAATGTCTGCTCCACCTATAGGATATTAAAATTGTCTAAGCTGATAGACATATCTGCTGAATTGCGTCATGAAACAAATAGTGCATATTTGTTATATGATGGTAGAGAGGAAGAAGTAGGAGGAAAGAAAAAAGAGTTAAGAGTATGGGTGCCTAAGTCACAAGTTGAAAATAATGAAGATGGAACTTTCACAATGCCGGAATGGTTGGCATTAGAAAAAGGATTTATTTAAAATGGATACTAAAGCTTGCAGTTTGACTAAAGAAGAAATCAAGGCATTAATTCTTTCTACAACTTATAAATTTAGTCAGCCTGATGCAAATATTAATGATTTGATGGAACGTCTTAACTATCTTCACAAGCGTCTTAAGGCGTTTGAGGATAAGGATGAAACAGAAAATAAGCAGCCTGCTCCTGCTGCTTGGCCTAGTAACTAAGAAAGGTAAATTTAAATGTCTAAAAAGCCTGCTAAGCGTGGTCGCAAGCCGGGAGTTAAGGTTGGTCCATATAAGATGAACCTTACTCAAATAGCTGAAGAAATTAAAGCTCTTAAGGCTAAGGTAGCAAAATTAGAGAAGGTATTGAGTGCAATCTGATAATACAAATGAGCCTGTTTCAAGGTTTAGACCTAAATATAGAGCTTTGACTGATGAAGAAAAAGCTTTGCATGATCAACTTAAAAATAAAGCTGCTGAATTAGAACAGCTTTATTTAAAAGTTAAACCCGGAAGATACAATTCGCTTGCAATGACTAGCCTTGAGCAGTCTGTTATGTGGATTGTTAAAGAATTAACATCATAAAGGAAAACAACTAATGCAAATGCAAGGCGGTTTTAACGCAAATCAGTATGAGCCTAATCAGGGAATGTCTAGCCATCCTCCGGCTCAGAAAATTCCATTTCAAATTACTAATGTTGGAATTAAAGAAAATAAGGACAAGACTGGCGGTTATCTTGAAGTTGAATTTACTTCTCAAATGGGGAGTGTAATTCATCGCTATAACTGCTGGAACCAATCGCCAAAGGCAGTTGAAATTGCCTATGGTCAATTGTCCGCATTGTGCCGTGCTACCAACATTTATCAGTTGGATTGGCAGAATGAAGGACAGGCATTACGCGGCGGTCGCGGATTAATGGACGTTGGTTATCAGAAGGATGAAGAACCAAATCCTCAATTTCCTGATCGTAAAGGTTATACTGAGCTTAAGCGTGTGTATGATGCTGCTGGTAATGAGCCGGGCAAAGCTCCTGCCAATAATCAGCCGCAGACTATGCAGCAGCCTCAGCCAAATGGTCCTGCGCCGCTTCAGCAGCAGCCCGGAGGAAATTGGGGACAAAGCCAGCCTCAGCAGCCGCAAGCCTCTCAGCAACAGCCTAATTGGCAGCAGGGGGCTAACCAGCAGCCGTCTCAGCCTCAGCAGCAAGCCCCTCAAGGTGGGGCATGGCAGCCCGGTGGTGGAAACCAGCAATCTCCGCCATGGGGCAACAGAACGTAGCATAAGTAGAATTTAAATTAGCTACGTCAACTGCTCTGCTGCTGATGGGTAGGATTAGCAGCAGAGCTTTTTTAAATAGGTAAATTTTTAAATGCCAAAACGTATTCCAATAGCTACAGCTAAATTAGTAGCTGATAAACATAACTTAAAACAAGTATTGCTTATTGGGTATGATGGTGAATTAGTTCACGTTGTAACGTATGGAAAAACTAAAGCTGACTGTGAAGCTGCTGCTAAAGCTCAAGACTTTTGGGCTGGTAAAATTAAAGAATTTAGCTTCAAAGGTTAAACAATGCTCAATCTTTCCAATCCTAAAGACAGAGAAAAGCTAGAACAATTGCTATCTGATGATTTAGATTTGTTCTGCCAAAACTATTATGAGCAGGGGCATAGAAATCATTTAGGAGCTTCTGAGCTAGGTGAAGAATGCTGGCGTAAGCTCTGGTATGGATTTAGATGGACTAAGTTAGAATGGCATGACGGGCGTATGATGCGTCTATTTAATGTTGGTCACTCAGCAGAACCAAGATTTGTAGCTTATTTACGAGGCATTGGATTTGAAGTTAAGGAATTTGATACAGATGGCAAACAATTCCGCATTTCGGGAGCTATGGGCCATTATGGTGGCTCACTGGATGGCTTGTGTAAAGCTCCTCCACGCTATCAATTGTCAGAAGATATTATATTATCGCTCAGCTTTAAAACTAATAACACAGGAGCAGGATACGCTAAAGTAGCTGAAGAAGCTTTATCTAAATCCAAACCTAAGCATTGGGCGCAAGAATGCCAATATGGTTATAAGATGGGTATACGCTATTGCGTCTATATGATTGAGAATAAAAACGATAGTGATATTACATTTAAAGTTGTAGAGCTTGATTGGAATTATGGAGCGCAGTTAGAAAAAAAAGCTGAGCAAATTATTTTTGCTAAAGAGCCTCCACCAAGAATTAGTGAAAATAAATCATTCTTTAATTGCAAATACTGTCATCTATCTAGCATTTGTCATGATGGAGAACAGCCGGAAAAGAATTGTAGAAGTTGTAGGAATGCTGTGCCTACAGAAAATGCCACTTGGACTTGCTCACTGCATGGATTGATACCTGAAGATTTTATTAAATCAGGCTGTGATAATTGGTTGCCAATTTAAATAGGAGAATAAAAAATGAGAGTTAATATATATGCTGAAGAAATGACTAATCGCATTGAAATAATTGAGAAGGAGATTGACGGAATTAAATTTGAAGCATGTAGATTTTATTTATATTTGCCAACTTCATATACTCCTAGTCCTGATGGTCCTAGAACAGATTTAAAAAATCCTACTTGTGAAATTCAAGGCCCCTTCATTCATCGTGAAGGTGATGATGATAGCTCTGCTGTAACTTTTTGGTCAAGAGGTAAATTGCGCGAAATTCTACAGCAAGCAATTGATTTGCTAGATCAGCATCACGCTAATAAAAACAAATGATTCAACTTCGTTACTATCAGCAGGAAGCCTTAGACGCTCTGTATAATTATTTCCTAACCCATGAAAACGGAAATCCTTTAATTGGACTTCCGACAGGGACAGGAAAGAGCGTGCTTCCTGCTGCATTCATTCAAGGCATCATGAGGCAATGGCCTAATCAGCGTTTCCTTTTAATTACTCATGTTAAAGAGCTAATAGAGCAAAATGCTAAAGCTATGCTCACATTATGGCCGGAAGCTCCACTTGGAATTTATAGTTCTGGATTAAAATTAAAACAAACTGCACAGCCAATAATTTTTGGTGGTGTACAATCAATGATAAAGCATCCTGATTGGTTTGGTCATAGAGATATTGCATTTGTAGATGAAGCGCACTTAGTATCTGATATTGAAAGCAGTCAATATCAAACCTTCTTTGCATTCATGAAGCTGATAAATCCAAAATTAAAAATCATTGGAATGTCAGCAACCCTATACAGAATGGGTATGGGGATGATTACAGAGAATGGTTTATTTACTGATGTTGTTTATGACAAAACAAGCTTAGAAGGATTTAATGAGCTTTTGGCTGGTGGCTTTATGTCGCCATTAATTCCACTTCGCACTAGGACAGAACTAGATGTTTCTGATGTTGGAATACAGAATGGAGAGTTTGTTAAAACTCAATTGCAAGGTGCTGTAGATAAACAACACATAACATTTAAAGCATTACAGGAGCTTTGTCATGCAGGACAAAATAGAAGAAGCTGGCTTATATTTGCGAGTGGTATTGAGCACGCTGAGCACATTGCGGAACAACTTGGAGCTTTTGGAGTTGACTGTGCTCCAGTCCACTCAAAACGACCAGCAGATTATAATGATGCAGCAATTAGCGCGTTTAAATCAAATCAACTCAGAGCTATTGTTAATTATGGCAAGCTTACCACCGGCTTTGATCATCCCTCAATCGACCTTATCGGAATGCTTAGACCAACCTTGAGCGTTCCATTGTGGGTACAGATGCTAGGACGTGGCACTAGGCCAGCAGAAGGAAAAGAGAATTGCCTTGTGTTAGACTTCGCTCGCAACACGCCACGTCTAGGACCAATTAATGATCCTGTAATTCCTAAAATGCGCAAAGGTGAAGCTGGCGAAATGCCAGTTAAAATCTGCGAGGCTTGCGGTGCCTACAATCATACTAAAGTCCGTTTTTGTTGTCAGTGTGGAAGCGAATTTAATTTCCAAATTAAATTGGTTTCAAAGGCTGGCTCTGAGGAATTAATCAAAGCTGCTTCCTCTGAGCCTGTGCCGCAGATAGAGCAGTTCAATGTGCTAGGTTCTCACTATGAAAAGCATCCCGGCAAATTCGACAAGCCGCCAACATTGAAAGTCACGTATTATACAACTGGCTTAGCATTTAAAGAATTTGTTTGCCTTGAACATAATGGGATGGCTGGTAAAGTGGCTAGAGATTGGTGGCGCAAGCGCAGCATTCTTGAACCTCCTAACACTATTGACGAGGCTCTAGTACACATTAGTAATTTGAGATGTCCGCGATTTATTAGAGTGCACGTCAATAAAAAGTATCCTGAAATTCTAGCCTGTGAGTTCTAGATTATGATAACTCAAGAATATTTAAAATCCATTTTGAGATATGATCCCATCTCAGGAATATTTGAATGGATAGAACCTAAGTTTGGCAGACAACTTTTTAAAGCTATAACAACTTTAGATGCTAGAGGTTATATTGTAATTAAAATTGACTATGAGCAATATTTAGCTCATCGCTTAGCTTGGCTTTATATGACTGGCGAGTGGCCTAAAGAATTAATAGATCATAGAGATGGAAAGACTGATAACAATAAATGGGAAAATCTCAGAGAAGCTAATAATTTGCAGAATATGCAAAATAGAAAAATAAGCAAAAATTCATCAACAGGAATAAAAGGAGTATTTTTAAATCCTTGCGGCAATTACATAGCAAGACTTCAGCACAAAGGCAAAAAATTAAATTTAGGAACTTACCCGACCAAAGAAGAAGCTGCTGAAGCTTACAGACTAAAAGCTTTAGAAATTCAAGGCGAGTTTATGAGAAATGTCTGACGTTAAACTAATCCCCCGTCGATTAGGAGAAGTAGAGCTAAGAGCAAAGCTGGCTCAGCTTGTCACTGAAACAATTAAAGACGTTACTCCTTCAAATATGCTCTTTCAAAGTTGCATTGTATGTGAGCATTTTCAAGAGAATGAAATTTGCAAGCTATATAATGTTAGACCACCAGCCAGAATTATTGTTTTTGGTTGTAAGACGTTTGAAGAAAGCAGTAACATTGATGGGGATATTCCGTTTTGATTTTTAATGATTTAAAAAATGGTCGCTTCTATAATGAAGATTGCTTTGATGCTATGAAGGAAATTCCTGATGGTGTCATAGATATGATACTGGCTGATTTGCCTTATGGGACTACACAAAACAAATGGGACAGCATATTACCGTTAGATGGACTATGGAAAGAGTATTGGAGAGTTTGTAAATCTAATGCTGCTATTGTTTTAACAGCCACTCAACCATTTTCTAGCATTGTTACGTTATCAGAAATTGAAAAATTTAAATATCAATGGATATGGGTAAAATCAAAAATTACTGGTGTTTTAAATGCTAAGAGAATGCCTGTTAGAAAGCATGAACAAATTTTAGTATTTTATAAAGAACAGCCAGCATATAATGCTCAAGGCTTAATAGCCAAAGGTACACTTACTCAAAATGGAGCTACAAGTAGTAAAAATTATGGAAACAGAAGTGACGCTACTCATTATGTTCAAGAATTTACTAATTGGCCTAGAGATGTTTTAGAAATTCCTTCTGAAGGTATGAAGTGGCACCCTACTCAAAAACCAGTTGCTCTTTTTGAATACCTAATTAAAACCTATACAAATGAAAATGAAATTGTACTAGATAACACAGCAGGATCAGGAACTACCGCCATTGCAGCGATAAATACAAATCGCAAATGGGTTTGTATTGAGAAAGAAAAAGAATATTACGATAAAGCAATAGAGCGCATAATAAATCATGGCTAGACAACCTCGCTCTAAATTAAAAGAAAACAAATCCAGCTTACTTCAAGCAATGGAGTTTGTTTCCTGTGTGAGTGAAAAAATTGGAGCACCATTTGAAACCCATGTTGGTTTAAAGAACCATTGGGCTATAATGTTTAATGGAGTTGTCGCGGCTGGTGCTCCTATTGAGCAGGACATTTATTGCTATCCCCACACTATTGATTTGGTAACTGCTCTTTCAAAATGCGAAGAAAGCTTTTCGCTCACTCAGCTAGATAATGAAAGACTGTCAATAAAATCCGGTAAGTTTAAAGCTACTGTTGATTGCCTTGATCCTGTTTTAATGCAAGAGGCAATTCCTGATCCTCAGATTGTAGGCATTAATAACAAATTTAAAGAAGCTGTAGAAGCAGTAGGAGTGCTAGCTAATGAGAATGCTCAGCATGTTTTAACTGCTTCTGTCTTAATGAATGGTCAAACTGTAATCTCCACCAATCGGACAATGCTATTTGAATATTGGCATGGTCTAGACCTTCCTCCCAATGTGCCATTGCCAAAAGAATTTGTAAAAGCTCTTGCTTCACAGAAAAAGAATTTAACTGGATTTGGATTTAGCAATTGCTCAGCTACATTTTATTTTGAAGATGGATGCTGGCTCAGAACACAACTCTATGCAGCCGAATGGCCGGACGTATCACAAATATTAAATATTGAAGGAAATATGTGGAGTATTGACGCAAATTTCTTTAAAGCACTAGACGCTGTAGCGCCATTCTCTGAAGATGGTAATATTTATTTTGATACTAATTTGCTAATGTCTGATCCAAATAATCAAGGCGCATCTTATGAATGTGCAGGACTTCCAAAAGGCGTCATATATCCAATTAAGCAGCTTTTAATGATGAAGCCTTATGTAAAAAAAGTAGACTGGCAAGCTAAAGGAATACATGAAAGCAGCTATTGTTTAAAGTTTGAAGGTGATGTGTGTAGAGGAGTAATAGCAGGGAGAGTTAAATAGTCTCATGCCTCTAAATTCTGAAGGCTTAATAATCTTTGAAAAAGAGGTAGAGCTTCTACCTTATAAACCACGTCCATTTAAGCAACGTGAGTTTTTAACTGATGCTGAAATATTAGCTAATGTTGGTGGAACACTTTTTTTAAATGTGGAAAGCTATCCAAACTATTTTCTAGTAACGTTTAAGCTTCATGCAGCCAATAAATTTATTCAAATTGAATTGGGAGAAGGAAGAAGCTTTAATCCTCAGTTTTTATCTTGGTTGCTTCATAGCTACAGGACTGTTGGTTTTAATTCGATAAATTTTGACTTGCTGATTATTTGGCTAGCCTACCGCAATCAAGACACTTATGTGATAAAGGAAGCGGTGACTGATTTAATTGTTAAAGGCATAAGAGATTTTGAAATAAAGAAGAATTACAACTTTAAAACTTATTCCACCAATCACATAGATTTAATTGAAGTAGCTCCGCTAAAAGGAAGCCTAAAACTATATGGCGCTAGACTTCATACAAAAAGCATTCAGGAACAGCCTTTCAATATAGATGCTGAGCTATCTGAATTTGAAATTGAGGAACTTAAGAAATTCAATTGCACTCAGTTAGACATTACTGAGGAGCTATTTGATTTTATGAAAGAGCGCATTGAGTTGCGCGAAGCTATTGGTAATGAATATCAGGAGGATTTGAGAAGTAAGTCAGATGCTCAGATGGCTGAGATTGTGCTGTCAAAAGAAATATCAAAATTAAATGGCAAGCTAGTAGAACGTCCTGACATTCCAGCAGGAGAAATTTACTACTATCATTGCCCACACTTCTTACAATTTCAAACTCCAACGCTGATCAATTTTCTTGAAGTCTGTAAGAAAGCCAAATTTCGCGTCAATGAAAGTGGCTATCTTGATGCTCCTGAAAGCATTGCAGTCAGCTTAAATATCGGAGATATGAATTACAGCTTTGGTATTGGTGGACTACATTCAAAAGAAAAATGCGTTTCTTATAAAGCTGATGAAACTCACAAGCTCACTGATAGAGACGTTACCAGCTACTATCCAAATGCCATTATCAATCTAGGCTTATATCCTAGAGCTTGCGGACCAAACTTTTTAAAAGTGTTCAAAGGCTTCAAAGATGCCAGAGTAGAAGCCAAGCGAAAAAAGAATTTTACCAAGGATAAAGGATTGAAGATTTTTCTAAATGGTACTTCTGGTAAGTTTAGCGACAAATGGTCTAGAATGCGTTCTCCTCAACTCACAATGCAAATGAACCTGACTTGCCAGCTTAGCATTCTGATGCTGATTGAAATGCTGCATTTAGCTGGATTTAAAATTGTGTCTGCTAACACAGATGGCGTTACCATCTATCATCGCCGCGACATGCAAGAGCAGCTAGATAGCATTATTAAATTGTGGGAACAAAGAACAGGTTTTGATACTGAAGAAACTTTATATAAAATCTACTGTGCTAGAGATGTTAATTCTTACTTTGCAGTTAAAGAAGATGGCTCAGTTAAGAAAAAAGGAGCATGGGCAGAAGTAGGATCACAATCAGCTACCAAACTCGACATGAATCCTCAAACATTAATATGTGCTGATGCTGTAGAAGCTTTATTGTCCAAAGGCATACCAATAGAAGAAACAATTAAAAATTGTAAGGATTTCACTCGCTTCATTACTGTAAGACAAGCCAAAGCTCCGGGAGCACATTGGAACCGGGAATATCTGGGACGTGTTTTAAGATGGGCATATATGAAAGGAGAAACAAGCGCGCTATACACTGTTGCAACAAATAACAAAATTGCAGACAGCGACGGAGCTAGACCATTTCAAGACTTGCCTGATGAATTTCCATCTGATATAAATTATGATTGGTATATCAATCGCTGCAAAGAAATTCTTTACGATATTGGATACTATTCTAGACCTAAACAAATAGAGTTCTTTTAATGATTAAAAGTGGAATTTATGCTTTTTTAAATTTAGAAACTGGCATGTTTTACATAGGATCAACTATTGATTTCTACAAGAGATATCATTCACATAAAAGTTTGTTAAATAATGGCAAACATGACAATTCTTATTTTCAAAGAGCTTGGACTAAATATGGTCAAATAAATTTTATATTTGTTATTTTAGAATATGTAGAAGATATAAGCAAATTAGAAAAAGTTGAACAAAAATGGCTTGATAATACTCAATGCTACGATAGAAATATAGGATATAACGTTAGATGTATAGCAAATAGCAGCTTAGGAATTCTACATACTCAAGAAACTAAAGATAAGATTAGTAAAGCTAAAACTGGATTTAAACATAATGAAAAATCTAGAGCTAATATGACTAAAAACTCTGCAAATAGAAATAAGAATAAGTGGCCTTGTCCTGATAAATCAAAATGCAAATGTGAAAGTTGTAAAGAAATACACAGAATTAGAAACAGACAACATTCTAGAGAATGGAGAGCTTCTAATAGATTGCGATATAATGAATATATGAGGAATTATAACGCTGCTTGTTAAAAAGCCCCGCGCTAAATAGCGGGATTTCTCTCTTTCTAGAAGGCTGCTCAGCTTCGCAGAAACCGGCCTAGCATTCGTTCCCGGCTCTCGCCCGCTACCTGCCCCTAGCTCAGTGTTTTGTGCCGTCAGAAGGCTCAGAAAAGGAGCTTCCTCCAAGCAAATATTGCAGTCGAGTTGATTGCTTTATGACTTCATCGGTAGCGTGCTTCACTTTAGCTAAAGCAGCCTTTAGCTTGTATTCCTGATAATGAAATACTTTATCGTTTCTACCATCATCGTTCCATATTCTACGGAATTGATTAACAATATGTCTCATTTTCCTGTCCTAACCTCTATTGTTAATTTTTCCATAGCTCTTGCACTTTCATACAAAGCATTGCTCAATGCTTCAGCAGCAGCAATTCTTTCATCATAACTTTCAATCAATTGATTTTCTAAGTATTGTATTCTTAAATCTTTTGCGCTTTCTCTTTTTTCTGACTTGGATAAGGCAACCCACAGGACTATACAAATTAAACCAGCAGGGCCTAGTTTTAATAGCTCCTGTGCAATATCCATTTCATTCCTTTTTATTCCTTAGCTGTTTCATCCTCAGCTAATACAGCCGTCGCTGCTTTATCAAAATCTTCATCAATCAATTTCTCAGCTTCTATAAGAGTGTTCCAATCATCTTCAGTAATGTTACCACTATTCTTAAGTCCTTTAATAATATTGGCTATGATTGGTTTTAAATCTTTATAAGTAGACATTACAATAGGAGTAGCAACAGATACAGTCTTAATAATGTCAGAAACAATAGGACTAGCTAAAATAGGAATTTGAGGAAGAATTTTAGAAATTAAATTTAAACTTAAGCTTAGTAATGCTTCCATAACTCAACCTCCAATATTATATTGACGCATCATTTCCTCAATTGTAGAAGTAATGGCTGTCAATTTTTCATATAAACTCTTATCTGCAAATCCATTTGGATTAGTTCTAGCCCAAGCAACAGCATTAGTTCTTGCAATGGTGCCAGCACGAATAAGAGGAATGAGTTTCTTAGTTACAGAAGGATCACGGCAAAACGGAGCATTAGTAGGACAACGCTTAAGCTTCAAATAATTAGTAGCTGAAATTTTCACAGCATCAAAAGCATTAGCTGCTATATAAATTTGTTGAGGAGTTACGGCATTTTCTGCTGCTGTAATTGCATTTCCAGCAGTAGCTATAAAGTCGCCAAATCTAGTACCTTGACAACCAGCCAATGATAATGCAATAGCTACAATTACTAAAAACTTTTTCATGATCCAGCCTTTGCTAACAAAGATTGCCTTACTTCAGGAGTAGTCGCACCAACATTCTTTAAAGTTGGATCAGTTGCAGCTTGAGCTAAAGTAGCACCAGCATCAGCATTAACAGTAACTCTTTCAACTCCCGGCATAGCGGCAACTTGTTTAATAATAGCACTTTGCCCTGAAATAACTGCTACAATTGCAGCTAACACAGAATTGATTAGACCTGATACAGATACTACAGATTTAGCAATTCCTGATCCTAAAATATCAGTCAATTGCACACCTGATGTAGACAACACACCAAGCACAGCCATAGTGATAGCTATCTTTTGAATGAGCGTTAAATTCATAATCATCATTCCTCGTTAGTTGAAACTTTTCCATTGCTCTTTACAATTGGTAATGATCTTAAACCAACATAAGGAGGCAGGCTTGGTCCTTTAGGCCAATAAAAACCTTGATTTAAACGACTAACAGCAAATGGAGCTATAGTGACTGCATCACTTTGATTACCACCTAAACCCATAATATTACCAAGCTGATCCCTACCCACAATGACCATGATGTGGCCGCCACCATTTCGCTTCATAGGAGCGAAAGCGCCGACAGCAGGACCAGCTAAGCGAACACAGGGCCATTTGCCAGCAAAATCTAGCGCCCATAGGGTTTCTGTCCCCTTTAATCCAACCTTGGTTAGAATGTGATTGGCAAATAGAGCACAGTTTCCAGTTAGAATTGGAGTTCCGTTTTTACCTCTAACAATAATGCGTTGTTCTGGTACAGAAACACAGTATAGTTTTCCAGAGAAGTGGCGACGTTTGACATGTCTAGGCTCAATTTTTCTAGTAGTTTTACTAAATGAGAATTTAATTTTATAGGGCTGTTTTTTAGATAATTTACTTCCTGTAGTTTTAGTTACACTAGGATAAGCTCCAGCCATTAAAATAATAGTAATTAGATTATCCCTAATTCTAATGTCAGATGTATATAAAGTTGTAGCTTTACCATCACCGTCAAAAATAGAATAAGCTTCGATGAATAATCTAGCTTGACGCTGACTAAGGGCTTGAATAAATGTCCTAGATAAAATTTTATAATCTTCAAAAATTGAATTAAAATATTCAGGAAAAGCAAATCTAAATACAGTCGTAAGTTTTCTTTTGCGTGTAAGTATGTGCAATGGAGAAAGTAAAGTCAAAGCTGTAATTTTTCTAGGTTTTGAAACTTCAAAATCAATAGACCATTCTTTCTTATAAGCCTTTCTTTCTTTTCCATCTGAAATAAAAGCTGCAACAAATCTCAATTCATCATCAGTTAAATTGACACCAACTGAATTAGATTTTACAGCAGGAATAGTCAACCCTGCCGTATTTAAATCTTCAAGAGATTTAAAATAGTTACTTCTATCTCTGCTACCCCAAGCTCCAAACCACCTATGACCTATATCACAAGTTAATTTTATAGATGTATGATTTATATCAAATACATCACCATCATATTCTTTTTCAATTTTTTTAGAATTGGCAATAGATAGATTTCCATCACTGTCAGCTTGAAAAACTCTTTCTCCGTCAATTATAGCATCTAATCTTTTAAATCCATCAGCAGTTAAGATTTCTGTTTCTCCTGTGAAGCACCAAGGAATGCTGTCATGAGTGTATTGTTCCGCAATGGAATCACCTTCTTCCTTGGCCCAATCAATAATTACAGGATTATCCTTTCCTCCTGCAAATTCTTTAGTTCCTAAATATTTTAAACCAGCCTCTAGCCACAATGGACGGCTAATTTCTAGATGTGTAGTTGTGGGCAAAGCATTTTCAAGTGGAGCTTTATCAATAGCTAAAGCTGTTAGTGGTCCTAATTCACCGTCAACTGTTAAACCATAACGCTTTTGAAAAGCTTCAATAGCTGTATCAGTAGCAGTACCAAAATAGCCAGTACCTTTTAAATTATAGCCACGTTTGGCTAATTCCAACTGAACTTCTTTAACAATTTCACCTTGCATACCTAATTTTAAAGTATGAGAAGGTTTAGAAATTATTTCTGAAAGTTTTGTCATTTATTTTTTATCCTTAAGCTTTTCCTCTAATTCTTTTATTTTAGTTTGAGCTTCAAGTAGAGCTTTTTGTGATGCTAATAATTCATCTGATTTTTGTTCTAAATTGCCTACACATTGTCCAAATCCTATAGAAATACGCTCTAATGCTTTTGGTTGACTTTGCTGAGCGTAAGCAACTGTAGAATTAAGCAGCAATATCACTAAAATTATTTTTTTCATTTTTAACCTTCACATTGCAGCTGAACAACGCCAGCTTGGAGTTGTTGGATCATAAACACAAATTTTATGATTTGTAGTATCATATTCAATAGCAACACGACCAGTATAAGTAGTGGGCACACCAGTAGGAGTTCCAGCACTAGTTGGAATGAATAGAAAACCAGTTGTGGCATTAGTCGCCAAAGCTGCTGATCCAACTACAATATCACCATTACCAGAAACTTGAAATCTTTGAGTAAAAGTAATTGGATTATTTGCTGTAACAGCTGCGCTAGGCGCTGTATAATAAGTTATTGAACCTGTTAGATTATCATTAAATGCCTGAAGTGATGAACCATATGTAGATGTAACAGGATATTCCCAACGATCATCAGTAGCATCATACTTGGCCCAAGAGGCAAATGCTGCGTCACCAGCTGAGCGCATCCAAAATCCAAGATTTGTAAAACCAGAATTACCTCCATAAGTCATTCTAGCTGCTGGCACATAGTCATTAGCACTAACAGCAGTAGTAAACTGAGCTCCTGTTGATGTTGTAGAGGGTGCAGTAAATATGGCTTCGCCAGTGATAGACGGTGCAATATTAAATACTGCAACACCAGTACCAGTTTCATCAGTTAAAGCAGCAGATAAATTTGCAGATGATGCTGTTGCTAAAAATGTTGCAACATTAGTGCCTAATCCGCTAACACCTGTTGATATTGGAAGGTCAATGGCGTTTGTTAACGTAGCTGAAGATGGTGTTCCAAGAGCACCATTGAATGTTACAAATGCATCAGCATTACCTACATTGACACCTAATGCGGTAAGAACTCCTGTTCCAGTAGTTATTACAGCAAGACCCTGCGAACCAGCACCAATAACAAGTTGATTAGCAGTAAGTGATGCTGCGCTAGTAGTGCATGTAGGACAAGTCAAGTTGCCAGTAGTAGCATTTAAAACTATTGGCAATGAAGCCGCTGAAGCTAATGTTCCAGTTCCAGTAGGCCATGAAATAGTTGGCGTTCCCGCAGCAGCCTGTGTAGTAATGGTAACTAATCCACTAGTTGAACCGGGAATTTTCCAAGTATATATAGTTTCTTGCTTACCACTTGGGCCGAGGCTAGCTACAGCACAAGATGTATCGACTATTTCAGCAACAGATGTATTGTAAGAGCAACGGTTGATGCCAAATTTAGTTTCAGCTGCTCCTCCTGTTATAGTTATATAATCGTATGGAGCCACAGCTCCTAATGCAATTCTATTATCTTCAATTGTTGCATAAGATACATTATCCACATTGATAGGTTTATAATTGGCGATTAGAGAGTTTTGCGATATAGAATTTCCAGTTACAGTAGGATTGACAACAGCATCAACATCACCAAGTAGATCAATTAAAGTTCCATAGCTGTTAGCTATACCTGCGCTTTGTTCAAGCTCATTATCTCTAATAATAGGCTTAGTGGCATTGTGAAGAATAATCATTCCATTTAAATTTGAAATAACATTTTTTACAATTAATGCACTTGCTGCTCCTGATACTTGAGACATTTCAATAGCGACACAACGAGTATCATTAGTACAATTTTGTCCAAATGTATTTCCAGATATTTCTACTTTATCTCCTAAAAAGGCAGCGTTGATGCTCATTAGTTGACTATTAGTTATACTTGAAAATGCTAAACCGCCTGAATATACGCCACTGTTAACAGCATCAATTTTAATCGAATAACCAGCAGCCATATTATCAATAAACACATGATCCATACGGAAGTTAGTTAAATAGAAAGCTGATCCTCCTAAGCTTTCATCAATAAATATTCCATGCAATCCAACCGGAGTACCAAAAGTACCTGTAGATGCAACTACAGCGAAGTCTTTTAAAGTTATACCTGTGACAATATGAGTACCGGCATAGCGAATGAAACTACAAGTATTAGGAATACCAGCACCTAATTTTAAAACAGAACCTCTAGGATTACTATAACTACCAGAAGTTTTAAAATTCCAACCGTCTCCAATGATAGATACAGCCTTATTAGCATTAGTAGAAATACTATTTATAATAGCATTGTTACTATTACAAGTATTCAATAAATAAGGAGCATTTGAAGCTGGTATATACAGTGTGCCACCATTAGGAACAGCATTATAACAATTAAAAAATGCCGTGCTATCATCAGTAACACCATCGCCCACAGCACCACAATCTTTAACTGAAATTCTTTGCAGATTATATGCACTCTGAGTTTCTTGAACTCCACCAGTTAAAGGAAGTGTATAATTAACATGAGTGGAATCTATTGTAATAGTTGAAGCATTTATACTAATAGTATTACCAGTGCATGTTACACCAGCCCCACAAGCAATATCACCAGTCATTCCACCTAAAGAAGTAACACCACTGGCTGAAGCTGAATTAGTATCAGGAGTAATTTTAATAATAAAATTTGTAGTGCGAGTAGGAGGAATTAAAGAAAATGGTTGAGCAGAATAGCTAACATTTAAAGTACCTCCTGTACCTCCTCCACCAGTAGTAGAAGCAGGATTAGTAGGAGCTACAGTACAGCTACCAGCTGTCAACAAAGCAGGAGTGCCACTAAAAGCACCACCACCTGAAATAGTTACAGTGAATTGAGGTTGAGTAGTACAAGTACCACCACTAACAGTAATGGTTTGACTACCGGGAGTGTATCCAGAGCCAACCACTCCAATAGTAGCAGAAACAGCTATGCCACCACCAGTAGGAGAAGTTTGATTGGCGGTACTTCCTGTTCCAGTAGCATCACGAACAGTAATACCTGTCGGCACCGTCGTGGTCAGAGACGAAGCAGATCCGTATCCTAAGGCCGGGTATGTTCCGCCGCCTTGAACCGGGATCGTTCCCGACGGATACATGTTATAGGTATGGTTATGCCCCGGATCATTTAAAAATACAGGATGGCTATGACCCGGTACTTCAACAGCTATTAAAGTTTTACTTTGGCTTCCACCTAAAGCGCCAATAGAATTAGGATTAGTAGCACCAAAATAAGTAGTAGTTAAATTAGCACTAGCAACTCCTCCCATATTATTATTGCCAGCAGGAACAACACCGCGCAAATCAGGCAGATTAAATGTAGTTGTTCCGTCACCTCTACCCCAAGGATAAAAAACAGCTGTAGTATTTGTAGTTACATTAGCATTTGCAGCTAGCGTAACTGTTGAAGAAGTTTTAGAAACAATCGTACTAAAACCAGCAGCAACACAGCTAACTTCAACAGACATACCAATCCAGAAATTAGTAGTATCAGATAAACCATTTAAAGTTGGACTACCTGAATTACAAAAAACAGATTGAGAAGAAGTGATGGCTGTATAAAGTGTAGCATAAGTAGTTCTAGAAACTTCCTGCCCATATGTAAAAGCATATTGATTAGGAGCAGTCATACCAGCCCAAGGCTTAATAGTACCGACTAGATCACCATCACCTGTAGCAGTAGGAGCAGAACTACCAGAACCAGTAGAAGAAGTAACAGCATCCCAAATAGTTACATTATTTCTATCTTTAACAATTTGACGATAAGAACCGTCACCTAAAATTTTAGCTCTACCACCAGCATCTAAAATAACTGGATTTGCATTTGGGATAGTTTCAGCAGCGTCTTGCCAAGTAGTTTTAGGAGTAGTTGTATTAGGAATGTAATTATAAACTTTACCAGCAGATAAAGGTTTTCCGTTGCTATCTAAATATTGAGTATAGCCGGGAGGAAGAATTGAAGCTGTTTGTGCAAAAGCAAAATGTGTGTTAGCAACAATGCACAATGATAAAAAGAAAGTTTTAAAAATGGCAGAGCTAATCTTAATCATTTTGCTAGCCTTAATAGTTTTTAAATTTCGGAATTGGATTTGGATGCCTACACTTCTGATTATCATAGCTTACGCAAAGTGGAAAGTCTATGACCCTATATATCTACAGTTTAAATTATGGAGTTGGCAACGCCAGTCTAGCTCTGCTCATGAGGCTCAACTTAGGCTTAGGGATAGCAGCCTCAAGAGCACGGATTAATTCATCACGGCTAGGACCTTCAGTTGGTAAAGCAAGCTTTGCGTATTGAGCGTTATGCTCACGCGCTAATTTAGTCTTAATAGCATCCTTAACTGATGAACCAACTTTTAAACCACCTAAAGCTAAAGTTGGAAGCAACGGATAACCACCAGCAATAGCATTACCACCTTCTGCGATTGCAACAGGAATAGCAGCCTTAACAGCATCAGTTTTAGTTGGCATTGCAAATTGTGCTTTAGACGCATTACGCATAGCAGTTTGACTATTTTCAACTACTTTATTGTGGGTATTAGCTATCTTACGCTCATCTTCTAAAGCTTTAAATAGTTTAGATGCTTCTTCTTTACCTAATATGATTTCCATTTTAGCTTTATTAAAATCAGAACGCATAATACTTTCGCCAGCTAAAGCCGGATTTTTAGCTACACCCATTTCAGTATAAATAGCTGTTCTGACACCTTCTTTAACTGCCTGCTGCTCATGATCAGTTAATCCATCAAACCATTTTTTAACAAAAGATGGATCATTTTCAATTTTTTTAGAGCTAGTTAAAATTTTATCGTGACCCTCTTTAAATGCTTCAGCTATATGCATTTCATCACGATATGAATGTAAAGCATCTTTGTAACCTTTAGCTGATTTATCAATATCAGAAACTAAATTAGCTCTAACATCCATTAATGCTTTACCCACATTTACATCTGTGCCTGATGTACTTTTTAATAAACGCTCAGCCGTTTCACGCAATCCAGATTGAAACTTATGTAAGTCTTTAGCATCAAATTCTTTACTAGTACGTAAATCATTTCTTATGTTTACTAATTGTTTTTTTACTTCAGTTAAAGGTACACTATCGCCAATTTTTAAAACGCCGGGTTTTAAAGTAGCATCCAATACAGACAGAGTATTAGAAATATCAACAGGTTTAGCTGCATCTAAAGCAGGTTGAATTTTATCGCTACCTATTTTTTTAGCTGCATTAGCTAAATCAGTCATTTTTTGAGCTAGATTAGGAGATACACCAGCAGATGCATCATAGGCTTCTTCAGTAGCACTTTTGCGAGTAGCCATTCTAGCATCTGAAGTATTCTTTAAATAGTTAATCTGAGGACCATCATTAGCAAACAAATGCTGAGTATCTTGTAATACTCTAGGAGAAAGATCAGCAGGAGCTAAGCGAGGATTAGCCTTCATTTCCTTCACAACCATAGGAAGGTTTTCAGGACCAATATTTTCTACTAGCGTGCGAAGTGATTTAGTTTTTGGTAAAGCTTTAATCACAGCACCAGTACCCGGAACAACAGGTAAAGCGCCACCAGTTATTAAAGCTGCTCTATCACCAAAGCCGGGGCCTAGTTTATTTCCATACTTCCCAACAGTATCATCAATGATGCCAGAAGCAGGAGCACCAACTACCATTAAGCCACCAAGAGCAGCTTTAGCCAAACCTTTATATGGGTGCCCGCTAGTTAAATCTTCAACACCACTAGAGAACATTTCTTTTCCTGCTTTATGATGCTCATAAGCAGCAGGAGAAGTTAAACTAAATTCCTCAGTTGGTAATCCTTTTTTACTTCTAGTAGCATTAATTTCATCAGAAGCTTCTTTAGAAATACCAGAAATAGGAGGACGCGGCTCAGTATTAACAGGAGCTACTTTTTTAGGAGCTTCTATTTTTACAGGTTCATCTTTAATACCAAATTCTTTTAAAATGCTGTCAACATCTATCGTTCCTGCTGTTGTCTTAGCAGCAGGTTTGCCTTCAATAGACGAAATGATGCTATCTAAATCCATTATTCTAACTCATAAACTCTAGTTTCTTTAGCAAGCTTCACAGTATTTAAAAATTTTTCAGCGGATTTCTTTTCAGCAGCGTTACCATTTTTATACTGATTAGCCATCTTTTTAACTAAAGAATTTCTTTCAGCTTCAGGTAATAAATCCAAGGTCAAAGCTTTTTCATCTATTGATTGTGGGAAATTTCCCTTATGCTTAATATAATTTTGGTAATCATTACCTTTAAATGCTTGAGGCATTAAAATATTAACTCTATCTAATGCAACAGCATCGCGAGTTAAATTTTGCAATGCGGGTAAAATTTGCTTTTTAGGATTAGGACTGCCAGCTTCAGCTAACGCTTGTTGAGCATCTGATCTTTGACCAATAGGGCTATTGCCCACATATTGAGCTAACTTCTTTTCTAACTCTTGCCTCAATACTGTAGGATCATTCTCAGCTTTAGTATCTACAACACCCCAAGCTTTAGCTAATGCAACCAAATCATTAAATTGAGCAGTGCCGGGGCCTGTTGATAATCCCGGCATTAATTTTAAAGCTTGAATAGCTGGCTTAATAGTCAAACCTCTGCCTGATGCTGCTAACTGATCCTTAGTGTACGCTTCCTTACCTTCAGGGAACATAACGCTAGGACCGGATGTAAGCGGTGCTGAGCGGTTCGCGAAAGTAGTGGGGGTTTCAGCAGTCCTATCGACGGTAGGCCCTATGGGGCCAGTTGTAGGCCGCTCAGCAGGCAATCCGGCAGGACGCGCGCGAGGTGTAGGAACAGGAACAACACCGGGAGGGCCAGCCGGTTGTTCAAATACCTGTTGATTTTGTTCATTATAACCGGGAGTACCGGGAGCAATTTGAACAGGCAATTTAGTAGCTGGTGCAAACCCTCCACCTTCAATTAATGGCTTTCTTACACCTTGATAAATATTCTTATTATCTTGTACTGTTTCAGGAGTACCAAGATACATTTCAATCTGCTGCTGATGATCCTTAGCAGCAGTCATAAATTCTTTATAAAAATCCTGCGAAGATTTTGCTCTAGTTGCTCGCTCTACAAAAGCATTTAATTGCTCTTGAGGCACTAAGCCCTGATTAACAGCATTTTGAGCAACACCAATGTAATCATTAATAGAAGCATTAGGACCTAAGCTGCCCATAGCTCTAGTCATGAAGCCTAAAGCAGCATTTGCTTTAGTCATCTTTGTTATATCGATATTTAGTTTTTGCTGTTCAATATTTCCAAGTTTTTGCGCCATGTCTAAAGGAGACGTAGCAGGCAAAGGCTTTGGATATGAACTGGTATCTACATCAGCCATTTTAAAACCTTAAGCAAAAGGAGTTGGACCGTTGGGACCACCTAAAGTAATAGGCCCGTTACTTCCTCCACCACCGCCATACAATCCTTTGTACATAGCATAACCACCAACATTATCAGCGAAACTCTTTACTGCTCCACCAGCAGCATTATATCCAGCAGCTTGCGCATTACCAGCACCAGTTATAGCATTAGCTTGTCCTGTAGCTGAAGCTGTACCAGCACTACCAGTTTGAGCACTAGCGTTTTCTCCTGTATCGACCAATGACTTTAAACGAGTAAAAGCATTAGTTTGATTAATATTTTGCATGTTAAAATTATTTTGCCATTCTTGAGAATTTAAACCTTTTAAGAATGCAGCAGAGCCTTTTAACGCCGCTCCTGCTTTAGATAATCCTCTAGCAGCAAATGAATTTTGAACACCTTTCATACCCTGACTTTCAAGAAACTTATAATAGTCACTATTTAAAAAATCGTCAGGATTAACACTTATTGGAGTAGTTAATTCAGTAAGCCTAGAACGAAGTCTATCGGTAGCATCAACACCAGCAGCCCTATATGGCGCTAAATCTGCCCTAGTCTGCTCATACATTTGCTTTTGAACAGCAGCAGCTTGCGCAGCAGCTTGCGTTTGAGCATCAGCAGCTTTATTAGCTCCAAAAATAGACGCACCAGCGCCTATTAAGCCGCTTCCTACAACAGCAGCGCCAATCCATGAATTACATAAGCATGGATCAATATATTCAGCGCAATCTTTAATTTTATCGCTATATATCATAATTTAAATTCCAGTTGATTAGCGTTGCAAAACTCTAACCATTCTTGTTCGCTTTTAGCGATAAAAGTTTTTTCAATAATATTTAAATCGTTTTCATCAGTTCCGTGAACAGTAGTCCAAACACAATCTGTTATAGCTCTTGCTATGCGCTTTGTACCAGCAGGAGAGACAACCGTAAATGGCGCTTCAACCTCCTGCATTCCTTTTTCTGTTAAAACTTCAATCCTGCCTTTAGATAAAATATTTAAGTTTTCAAACTTATGTATTTCACCTGTAAGAATAACACCAGCAGGAATATGAAGCTCTCTAGCATAAACACCTTTAGAAAAATGATGAATAACTTTTAATTCTATTTGTGGGTATTGACGCATTAAGTTTTCCATTGCGAAAACTTTTTGCCTAATTTCTGTTCCCACAATAACACTATGCATCAGCCTGCTCCTAAAAATTGAACAGTAGCGCCACCAGTCCAAGAAACTGTATCACCTATAGCAACTGGAATAATTCTTTCGCCAGTTAAGCTAATTGCTGTAGTTCCTCTAGTTAAAGTTATAGTGGCAGCACCAGTTAAAATAACAATACCATTGGCATTAACCGTAAGAGGATTAGTAGCACTAAAATCAACTACAGCAGGAGCTTCACGGCTAAATTGACTAAACCAAGTATTCCAAGGTGGAATAAGTTTTCCTAACTTGTCCACTAAAGGAGATTGCAAATTCGGAACAGGTAATGTCAATGTTTAGCTGCTTTCAAATCAATAAATGCGCCATTAAGAGATTGTTGAGCATTAGCAGAACAACTTAACTTAAATACTCTATCTCTTGCTTGACCTAATCTGCTCCATTTAGGAACTACTCTATATTCGCCAGTTCTGCCTATGGATTGCAACACTGGATTGCCATAAGTCTTACCTTTATCGTCGGACCAACTCAAACTGATTTGAGGATCATCCTCTTGATCCTCTATAGTTCCCGGCTCAATATCAGCTTGAAAATTTAAATATGTAACCTTATTGTTGCTATCAACCATATGAGGAAATGTTCTAACCCAAACTAAAGGTTGATCATCATCAGTATAAGTATCAATATCTAATCTTAAAAGTCTACCATTTTCCCAATCACCAACTAAACCAACACCATTTACAAACATATAGCAATTAGCTCTAGGTCTTAAAAAATTTCCGTTATCGTCAATCCAATTCCATTCAGCCCATTGCTTAGTTTTTAAATCATAAGCCCAACCTTTGCTTGCAGTAGGAAATATTAAAACGTAAAAAGCATGATCTTCTATTTGAAAACAAAAACCTATTGCATCTTCTAATGTAGAATATTTCTTAATTTCGGATACAACTCTAGGAGTAGAGATTTCGCTTAAATCATATCCTTGACCTTGAACAATTATTCCGTTTCCTTGCTGATCCTGCATAATAAAGAAAACAAGAACGTCCATAGTAGCAATAGAAAATGGGGCAGCGCATCCATGATTTATATAAGCGCCTTGCTGGCGTTGAAAATAAAAATCTGCTGCACCTGTACCAATCCAAACTTCAGTAGTTAAATCTCCAATTAACCAAAGCTCACCATGAACAGTAACAATGCCCACAATAGGATCATTAAAACCTGACTTAGCAGCTATATCTAATGGATCAAAACCGCCAGTTGTAGTAAGCTGAGTATAATCAGCATTGGATACAGATATGTACCACAAGTTAGTATCAGGATAATTAAAAATAAAAAATGTATCCAACTGAGCTACATAATCTGCACCATAAAAATTAGGATCAGTTATGATACCAAGAGCATTAGTTTGTAGATCAATGACGTAACCATTTACACCATCAACCATTACACAAACAATGCCATTATCAGCAAAAATTATTTGGCTAGCTCTATCAGCTATAGCTCCAATAAAAATTAATATTCCGCTAGAATTTAAAAAATAAACATTCGGCCCAACTACATAATACCCTGTGCCGATACTTGTCCTATATGATCCTCTAGCATTTCTTTCAAAATTTGGATCACTGTACAAAACACTACCGGGCATAGGGTAGTAAGTAACTTTAGCTGGTGCTTGAAGGTCTTTATCGTTTATTTCAGCATATAAATTGACGCATTCTTGCCCTGAAGCAATAACGCTTTTGCCGTCATAAGGAGTGCTTATTAATTCAACTCTCATTGAGCATCAGCGTTATAAATATAGAATGAATTACCTCTATTTCCAAACCTCAAGCTTGAAGGCATTTGAAGTTTAGAAATTTGAGTATTAGAAACTTTAATCGTATTCAATCCAGCTTTAGCTAATTTAAAATGTACTGGATTTGCGTCATACTGATAGTGAGCAGCTAACCTAATCACTAAATTATAGTGAATTGCTTCCTCATATTCTTCAGGCATATTAAATTCAGCGTCTAAATCAGCAGTAACATTAGTTACTGTCCAAAGAAAACCACTACCAGTACCGCCAATATCAGAGGCAGCGACAGATAAAATATCGCCAATTTTATAGCCATCACCGGGATTTTGAATTTCAACTACTGTAACTACTCCACCAGCAACAGTAATATTTGCAGTACCGCTATTTCCTAAACTGCTTACATTAGTAAAAGGGACAGCTACATAAGCGCCATTAGTGTAGGCAGAGCCAGCATTAGTAATTTCACCTTCTTCTAGCTGCATCACAAAATTAATTGGTCCCTTTAATAATAAATGAATCTCATAGTCTGAAGATGGAATAGGCCAAATAAATACATTTCCATACGGAAATGCACCATCATAGAAATAATAAACCGGCCAAGAGTTTAATTCTTTAAGAGCAATTTTAGCATAATCTTCATAGCTCCAAATAGGAGCTAATGGATAGCTAACATTATTGTTATTGCCAGTTACTTGTTTAAAGTAAGCAGCTTGAATTTTATCAGGACGCTTAGTATTATAATATTGACCGGGACCAATTAAATTAGACTTTATGCCATTACCTAATGCTGATATATCAATTAAATTAGGAACAAGCCATCTGCGTTTCTGCCATTGAGACAGCATTCTATTAAGGATTGTAAATCCATCAGTAATATCTTCAGGAAGTGGCGTTTGACCTACACCAGTAACGCCAGCTTCCCTTAGACATAAAGTTATAAAGTCTCTAGCTGTTGTCATTTAGCTGTAGGCCAAGGATTGTTTACAGGAGGAGCTTTCGACTTAGGTTTCTCTTGTTTTGCTCTTTCTGCTGCTTCTTCTTCAGCATTATTTACAATTACATTTCCAACATACATTGGATATTTAGTATGTCCATATTCATTTAAAATATTAGGGTCTTTTCCGTATCCCGGATGGGGATTAGAAACGTCCCATTTGCTAAAGACATGATTTTTTCCATCCAAAACCATATCCTTAAAAGGAAGCTTTAAATCAGGAGGAGAAGGAAATTCAGTTAAAGCCATTTTCAATCCTTATGTTTAATCAGATATGCTTTCATTTTGTCTAGAAGGTCTATGCTTTCGTTGACTTTGCCTATTACAGAATTGCAACGCCAACACAGCAAATCTCGAATTTTATTAGTAGTGTGGCAATGATCTACAGCTAATCCTTTTACTGTTCCTGTTCTAGCGTCAATTGAGACTTCATTTTCTCCACAAATAGAACAGCTAAAATTTTGAGCAGCTAATTTCTTATTATATTCTTCTCTTGTTAAATTGTATTTTCTTTTAATATTTCTATCACTTTCCATAGAAGGATTGGCCGCAATTCTAGCTGCTCTTTTTCTAGCCCACCAATCTTTATTACTTTCACCTTCTTTTCTTTTTAAATGTTCTTGCCAGCGAAAATTATCAGGCCCAAACGGTTCGTTTCTTAAACGTACAAGAAAATAATTTCCTTCTGGTTTAGGACTAATATCTTTAACAAAAGTAGCAAAGTCTAACCAAGTTTCACAAAGATAACCATCTTGTTTGCGTTGCCACCAAAGAATATAAAAAGGATGACTTCTCTTATCTTCAAAGCTTTTGTCAAAAGGATTGTAATCATCAGCCTTTTTATAAAATCTCAAATAATGCTTATTACACCAACCTTTGCTTCTTACTGCATTGAAGCAGCCTTCTACTGAGCATAAATCTTTAGATTTTTCCCAAGTGCTAGTCCAATTCATTTTGACATTCCTCGCTAAAACTAGAAAAATATATCTAGCTTAGCGAGGAAGTCAAGACAAAATCAGACTAAATCTTATCCGCGATGCAACATAACCATTCAGGACGGATATACTTAAATCCGAACAGAACGTCTAAGCGAGTAGCTAACTGATCAGTCATAGGAAGATAGTCAGTTAACATACGCATAGAAACGCCATCGTAGCTAGTGCGGGCTGCTTCTTCAACTGCCTTCTTTGGCATAACCAAGTCAGCAGAAGCCATCGTAACAGCCTTTTGAGTGTAGGCTAAAGACTTACGATAGACAGAGCTAGCAGGAGTAACGAGCGCCATAGCCGCACCGTTAATAGGCGAAGCATCTACAGTCTGATACTGCTGCTCAGGACCACCAGCCACAAATGTAGTTGATGGAATTAATCCCGGATAAATCGGAATAGAGACAGCACCATTAGCAACATCGTCAGTAACAACAAACTGACGCAATGTCCCTAAGCTTTCCTTGGTAACACGGTTAACCGCATTAACACCAGCGAAAGTAATAATATCGCCCTTCTTAAGAGTGCCAGTGATAGCATTAACAGTAATGTTACCACCACCAGTACCAGTAGTCTGATTGCCACCATTGACAGTACCGCCAGCAGAGAATGTGCCAGTGGTATGCTTGATAACAGTCTGATCACGGAAGAAGCGATCAAAACCTAATCCAGACTTCATCATGCCGCTACGAAATTGAGCGGAAATTTCCGAAACTGGATTAAGCAAGCCAGCCAAAGAGCTAACTGTACGGGCATCAGTAGTAGGATCATTAACGCAGCGACGATCAAGCATATTAGCACCTTGATCATCAAGCACCGCATTAGCGCCGGTAAACTGATCCATAGTAGGAGAAATGATGTTGC